AAAGAACGCTAACCAAAGAATTTACCCTGTGGACCAAATTGCAACCGCAGTTAGTTCTCTTAATGAGCAGATTACTGAAGGCAACTCTGTATTAGGAGAAGTAGACCATCCAGACGATTTAAAAATTAATTTGGATCGAGTATGTCACATGATTACTGAAATGTGGATGGATGGTCCAAATGGTTATGGTAAATTAAAAATTCTCCCAACACCGATGGGTCAACTGGTACGAACAATGCTAGATAGCGGTGTCAAATTGGGAGTTTCAAGTCGCGGAAGCGGCGAAGTCAATGAAGCAACCGGAGAGGTTAGCGGATTCGAAATCGTTACAGTAGACGTAGTTGCACAACCAAGTGCACCAAATGCCTACCCAACTGCTATTTACGAAGGCTTATTGAACATGAAACATGGACATAAAGTTTTAGGTATAGCGGCAGAGGCAAGAAGTGATGCTCGTGTGCAAAAATTTTTAAAAGATGAGGTGGTAAACCTGATCAATGAACTTAAATTAAGGAGTTGACCAAAATGTTTGACGCACTCAAACCATTGCTAGATAGCGGTATAGTCAACGAGGAAACTCGCAACGAGATTCAAGAGGCTTGGGAAAAAAAGTTAAATGAAACTCGCGAAGAGATCCGCGGTGAGTTACGTGATGAATTTTCACGTCGCTACGAGCATGATAAAAATACAATGGTTGAGAGTCTTGACAAAATGGTTAATGAACAATTAACAAGTGAACTTTCTAAAATTGTTGAAGAACGTAAAGCACTAGAAGAAGATAGAGTAAAATTCAATCTTAAAATGAATGAACAAACTGATAAAGTTAAAAACTTTATGTTATCAAAATTAGGTGCTGAACTTCGTGAACTAAACGACGATCGTAAGGTTCAAGCAGAAACTCTTGATAAGTTACAAAAGTTTGTTGTTAAAGCACTTTCTGAAGAAATCGCAGAATTCCATAAGGATAAACAAGCGGTTGTAGAAACTAGAGTAAAACTAGTTAAAGAAGGTAAAGAACAACTAGCAAAACTTAAAGAGAAGTTTGTAGAAAGATCAAGTAAATTGGTCAAAGAATCAGTAGTTAAGAATCTTAACAACGAGTTAACTCAACTAAAAGAAGACATCGAACAAGCACGTCAAAACAACTTTGGACGTAAATTGTTTGAAACTTTTGCGGCAGAATTTGCAACTTCACATTTGAATGAAAATTCAGAAATGAAGAAGTTACAAAACGAAGTAGCAGAAGTTAAAAAGCAACTTGACGAAGCAAACGCTAACGTCAATGCGAAGTCAACTTTAGTTGAAAGCAAAGATGCTGAAATTCGTAAAATCAACGATCGCATTGTCCGTGATCAAAAGTTAACAGAAATGATGGCCCCTCTAAGTAAAGAACAAAAAGCAGTAATGCAAGATTTACTAGAGAATGTCGTAACTGACAAAATCGAGTCAACATTTAATAAATATTTGCCAGCAGTTCTAAAGAATGAAGTTAAAGCAGATCCAAAAGGAAAAGTTTTAAACGAATCTAGAGAAGTAACAGGTAATAAAAAAGAATCCGCAAACGCCGAAGATGAGGGCAATATCATTGAAATTAAGCGTCTCGCGGGACTAAACTAAAAAGGAAACAGAAAAATGTCTGATATTTTAGCAGAAGGTCGTTGGGACAGTACTAAAGAAGCTCTTTTAGAAGGTCTTCAAGGTAATCGTCGCAAGACTATGGGTGTAATCCTGGAAAACACTAAACGCCACTTAACAGAAGCGGCAACTAGTGGCGCGACAGCGGCAGGTGGTGTAGCCCAATTAAACAAAGTGATCCTACCAGTAATTAGACGTGTAATGCCAACAGTTATCGCAAATGAAATCGTTGGTGTTCAGCCTATGCAAGGTCCGATCGCACAAATTCACACTTTAAGAGTTAAGTACAATGCGGCGGCTGACCACGCAGGTACTCAACTTCAAGTTAATCCAGGCGGTGGTAACCTGTCTGCAGGTTCTGAAGCACTATCTCCGGCGCAAATCGCGGCTGGTTATTCTGGTGTTGATTCTGGTACAAGTGGTACCGGTGATGCAGTAGGTGCCTTAGAAGGTAAAGCGGGTAACACATTATCTATCGAAATTCTACGTCAAACAGTAGAAGCGAAGACTAGAAAATTAAGTGCTCGTTGGACTTTTGAAGCGGCTCAAGACGCTCAATCGCAACAAGGTATCGATGTAGAAGCAGAAATTATGGCGGCGTTAGCCCAAGAAATTACTGCTGAGATCGACCAAGAAGTTATCGGTTCATTAAGAACATTAGCGGCGGCTGGTTCTACGGCTTTCGGTGCAAACACTGAAGCATTCGACCAAGCGGCAGTTAGTGGTACAGCAACTTACGTTGGTGATGAACACGCGGCTTTGGCTGTTGCAATCAACAGAGTAGCAAATAGAATCGCACAAAGAACACGTCGTGGCGCAGGTAACTGGGCTGTTGTGTCTCCAACTGCATTAACAATTCTACAAAGTGCATCAACTTCAGCGTTCGCAAGAACAACTGAAGGTACATTTGAAGCACCAACAAACACTAAGTTTGTAGGTACTTTAAACGGTGCTATGAGAGTATATGTAGACAGTTATGCGTCTGACACAGAAGCAGTACTAGTTGGCTACAAAGGTTCAAGTGAAGCAGATGCGGCGGCATTCTACTGCCCATACGTTCCACTAATGAGCTCTGGCGTAGTTCTAGATCCAGCAACATTAGAGCCACTAGTAGGCTTTATGACACGTTACGGTTATGTTGAACTTTCACAAACTGCAAGTTCACTTGGTAACGCGGCTGATTACGTGGGTAGAGTAACAATCACTAACCCATCATTTAGTTAATAGATACTATTCGTTAACTAAAGCGAAC